CCTCCCACAGTGCCGCCACCGTGATCTCGTCCATGCTGTTGATCCAGCCGGTCACCCACTTGGGCAGCTTGTCCATGGCCTTTTCTGCCGCGCCCTGGCTCACGCCAATGCTGGCAAGTTCACCCCGCTGGCTTCCCCGCAGTCGGTATTGCAGCAGCACATCCCCATGCTGGGCAATTTCCTGTTCCAGCGCTGCCCGCTGCTTGCCGGAGAGGTTCTTCACAAACGGCACCACCGCCGCCATGGTATCCGCACCCAGTACCGCGCCCGCCGTTGGCAGAGATGCCGCCTGCGCAATGGCCACACCAGGGTTCAGCGTCAGGATCGCGCCCGCATAGTTGCCGCGCAACCTGTCCAGCACTTTGGTCATTGTGGTCGAGCGCTTTCTTTGCGTGGTCTGCAGGTCGGTCAGCAGGTCATCGATGTAGTTCGTCGCGCTCTGGCCCCACTGCTCTTTCAGGATACCATTTTTCAGCATCTTGATACCGTCCTCGGTCTCAATGCCACTATTCAGCACCTTCTGCACATCCCGGATGGGTGCCGCCAGTCCGGCGTAGGCTGCCGTGTCCCGCAAACTCCGCTGCACCACGCTGCTGCACTCCTCCAGCAGGATGGGCATCTGGCTCTTGACACGGTTCTTCAGGAAGCCCCGGCCCTCAATGGTGGCATCCAGTTTCACGCCCTCGATCTGGGTCGCCAGCGCCGTCTTGTCCACCGCAATGGGGTAGTAGTTTTTCA